ACCCGTAAGCACAAAACTCAATCACGGTCAAAATCAGTAAACCGAAACAACAGGTACAAAACGAAGTACCCCCCAAAAATCACAGCCGAAAACACCCGCATCAAACCTCCACCCTCCACCTCAAACACAAAGCCCTACGCTGAGCATTCGCCTCCAACTTACGGGACTTCTCAGGCTCAGGCAACAACAAATACGATGCGACCCTCAACCGATTCTTCCTCTCACGCTCATACTCCCTGCGCCTCAACCGCTTCGCTATCGTGTCCTCACGATGACATCTATCCCACTCACGCTTATCCTCAACATTCTTATACGGCACAATCAACTGCCCTTTCTGCTGACCATCAAAACTAAATAAACCCCAAACAAAAACATGACAAAACCCCTCAAACTCCAAAGCACCTCAATCAACATGACAAACACAATCAAAGCCATAATCGGAACTTTCCAATTAGAAGATAAAACCCTTGCAACATAAGGCTTACACGACGACAACAATGTGTATTGCGTGTGTATGCGACCCCTGAACAGGTCGATGCGGTTTCTAAGCGGGACTGCCAACCTTTTGGTCTGAGATTCTGGCTGTGGGGAGTCGTATGACATATTTTTAGGCTACCTTATTTTTTTTAGTTTATCTAACGGGGGAGTGTTGTGGATGCGTAGACCCATTCGCCGTCTTCTCGGATGAAGCGTTCTACTAGTCCTTTTTGTATGAGTATTTCTAGTAGTTCTTCTATTTCTTCGTGGAATTCTTGTTCGGTCATTTTTGTTTGTTTCTTTTGTGTATCGGGCAATAGATTTCTGTGAGGTGGGGTTGTCGTCTGCATGGGGTTCCGCTGTGTGCGGTGTGTCCTGCGCATTTTCTGCGTTTTGAGGTCATGGTTATTGTTCGTTCATGTATTCGCAATATTTTTCAAACGCTCTGTGTGCGATTAGGTTGACTTCGTCGTCCAATCTGTCTGCAACAGTGCCGGAGTTGTCCCATCCTTTGTCTGCCATAATCCAATCAAAGAGTTCTCCTACTGCTCGTTCTAGGAGTTCTATTTGTTTGTCTTTTGATTTCGGGATGGCTGGTAGCGTGTAGTCCGTGTACAACATGTTGGGTGTGCTCCTTTTATAGGTGTATTAGTTGGTGTTCTTTTAGCGTGAGTCGGGGACCGTAACCGTAGTCGCTTTTTTGTGCATTTGCAAAGAAATGTTCGCGGGTTGTTCCGCCGATTATTTGGAATTTCGTGTTTGTGCCGATGTTTTCCCATTGGTCTTTGGGTTGGTTGCAGTGGACGATGATGCATTGTTCTACATCTGGTTTCCAGAGTCCGTAGTTGCAGTGTTCGGGGTCGTTGATGATGAGGTCTTTTTGGGAGGAGGTTTTGATTTCGGTTTTTTTGTTGTTTATGGTGGTGTCGTATCCGTTGTCTGCGCCTATGTAGATGTCCCAATCTATTTGTGTGTTGTAGTAGCGGGAGATGATGACTTCTCCTGCTTTTCCGAGCATTATGATGCCTTTTTCTGTGGCTTTTGTCGTGTATTTGCGGTCAGTGACATTGTGTTGATTTTTGTTATTTTTGCAGTGTGTGGCGAATGTGCGCAGTTGCAGTATTTCTCGGGCTGTTAGGTGCATCACTGGATATTTTAGGAGTGTGTCCATATTGTTTTAGTTTATCTAGCGGGGGACTGTTTTGTTTTTTGGGCGCGGTTCATTTTTTGTATGTCCGCCAAGCCGTGTTTGTTGCGGGGTCGCTATTTCCGTCCCAATAGGTCGGAATCTCTCCAAGTACTGTTGCCGCGTTATGTATGTCTTCATCCATCTTTGAAAGTTCTGTATCAAGGTTGGTAAGCCATCCAGCGGCAAAATAATCTTCGGAGCGTGCGCTCATTACTTCAGGCATCCATATTTTGAGAATGTTTTTTAATTGATTTGCTTCTTCTCTTGCTTCAGCAAGTTTTTCCTCAAGAGTATGACAATGGTCAATCCAGAACTTGAGAGCCCTGCGTTCTTCTATTCGTTTTTGTTCTGGTGGTAGGTCAGGCATTTCCATGTGTTTATTCCTTTTATTTTTGGTTGTTGTGTTGGGCGATGCGGGTTTTTATGATTTCGCAGTACTGTTCGGATATTTCGCTTCCGATCCAGTTTCTTTCTAGTTCTATGGAGGCTATGGCTGTAGTGCCTGACCCCATGAATGGATCGTAGACGGTCTGGTGGGGTGTTGTCCACGTTGTTATGTGGTCTTTTGCTAGGTCTAGCGGGTATGGGGCTGGGTGTCCGAACGAGTTTTTGCTGGTGGTGTAGCGCCATATGTTTGTTCGTGGCGAGTAGTCGGGTACGGGGTTTTTGAGTTTGCCTGCATAGTCTTTGTGTCCTGCCCATTTGTTTGGTTTGTCGCAAATGAGGGTCGCTGTGGGTTTGCCTTTGGTAAAGACGAACATGTATTCAAATATTTGTGTGTATCTGTTGGATGTTTTTTGTGCGGGGAATGTTGAACTGTTCTTTTCGTAAATCATAGTGTCATGGAGGTTTAAGCCGTTATCCATGAATTGCAGTGCTTGGCGGAATGATGTCCCTGATTCTGTTCCGTTGCGTGTTTCATCTCCTACTACCCACACGAGTACTCCGCCGGGTTTGAGGATTCTTGTGATTTCTTGGCTTGTTATAAGGAAGTTGAATGTGTAGCCGTCGTAATGCCTGAGGTTGTCGTATGGGGGTGAAGTCAAGACGAGGTCTATTGAGTCGTCGGCGATGCGTTGCATTGTTGTGATGCAGTTTTCGTTATGAATCGTGTTGAGTAGGTGTGCGTTCATTGGATGATTTTGCTTTGTGCTTCTTGAACATAGTTTTGGTCTATGTCGTAGCCGATGTATTGCCTGTTAAGTCGGTTGGCTGTTGTGGTCGTTGTTCCTGTTCCGTTAAATGGGTCTAGGACGATGTCTTCAGGTTGCGTTGTGAGAATCACACAGTTTTCTACGAGTTGTGATGGAAATGGTGCGGGGTGCGTGGTTTGTTTTTGGGGTGAGATGTCCCATATTTCGGTGAGATATTGCGGGTCTAGGTTTTCCCTGAATGTTTGTGGCTTGTTTTTTGATAGCCAATAGATATGTTCAGTGTTCGGCAACAGATGGTCTTTACGAATGTTCGGACTGTTTTTGCGGTTCCATATTATGAGTTGATAAATGTTGGCGTTTGTTTGGTGAATGAACTCTGTTGGTAGTCGTGCTTCGTTTTTGTATCGGCGTGGCTTGTGGTTAAAAAAGATTGAGCCGTTTGGCGTGATAACACGGTGTAGTTCGTTGATTATTTCTACTATCCAGTTTTGGTAGTCATTTTCTGGCATGTTGTCGTGGTATTCGCCGTAGTCAATGTTGTGTTTTTGCCAAATTTGGTTTGTTGTTTGTGTTTTGCCGTTTTGTATCCCCTTCTTGTTGTACGGGGGTGAAGTAACAACGGTATTGATACTGTCATCGGGCAGTTTTTTTAGTTCCTCTAATGCGTCGGCACATTTGATGATGTTGGTTTCTATTTTCATATGTGCGTTCTTTTCCGTTTAGATTTAAATAAGCGGGGACTGTTGTTGTCTTCTTAGCGCATCTAGACCAAGTTGACCATTGATGCGACCGAGTCGTCGTTGTTCCGCTTCTTCTTGTTCTCGCCGTTTTCTGCCAAGGTACATGAGTGCGTGTTCGCCAACCATTGTGATTTGGTACATGTTCTTCACATTGGGGTGTTTGGGGTCATAGGGCGCGTCAAATTTTGTGACATATCCAATTTTTACGAGATGCTGTAACGCGGCATCTACTCTTTTTGAGTTCATAGAGTTCATGCAAAATTCTCGGTAATCAACAACTGTGAACATTCGTTCGCCTCTGAATTTTGCGTAAGACAAAACCTTGTACGAACTACCACCATAAATCATGTATTTCGTTGGTTTAGTTAACGGTGTTTCCTCTATGCCTAAAAACTCAAATGATTGACGCGATTTTGACGGTGGTCTTTTTCTATTAGTGCGTGAGTCTATTCTTTTTTTAGGGTTTTGTTGAGGGATATTCATCGGTGTTAATATACTCTCGTATAACGAAAGGAACTTATGAAACGAGAAAAAATTGTTAAAAAGCGTCCTGTGGATAACAAAGATGTTTTGGTCAATCGTCTAGGTTCTGCTATTAAAGTTTCTCGTGATTTTAAACCGTGGAGTGTAAAGCGCGGTTCATCCGAGGCTGAAGTTCTTGAGTTTTTATGTGATGCGCGTGATGCGATGGATCCTGATGCAAATTACATCATGATGTTGCTTGACAGTCACTCTTTGGAAGAGTTGATTGTTGAGGGTCTGATTAAAATCGTTGACTAGATTTTAATAGTTGGCGTGCGAGTCAACAAAATTTAGTACTCGTTCTGCTGTTGTTTCACCGTCTGTGCCGGGGTCTGTTTTTAGCCAGCGAATGAAGTCGTACCATTTTCTTTGTTGGTCTGGACTGTCAAATACGAGTGTGTATTGAACGATTGTTTTTGAGCCGTTTGCTACAACTGATGGTGCGCCTTGGGTTACCGCCTGATGGGTATCTGTGCCTACTGGTGCGCTTAGCACTGTATCGCCGTTGTCCATTTGCGTACTGACGGCTTGTGGCTGTAACGGCTGTTCTGTTGCTTCTGGTTGCAGTTGCTGAATGACTGGCGCTTCATATGGGGTGTCGTCTTCTTTGTAGTAGTCACCTTCCATTTCCGCTAAGTCAAATTCGTCCCATCCGAGTGCGTCAATGAGGTCGTCGTACTCTTCACCTACTTCTCCAAGTAGTTCAAAAAGCATGTCGCTATCTGTTGTGCCTAGTTCGTTGGTTCGGTTGTCGGCTAGTGCGTATGCAATGGCACTTGACAGGTCGCCTTCAAATTTGATGCAGGCGATTGTTTCCCATCCGAGTTTTTTCGCGGCTTCGTATTGATGGTTTCCCGCAATAATTGTTGATGTTCCGTCACTGTTGTCCTTAATGACAATCGGTTTTACTTGACCGAATTCGCGGTACGACGCAACGATTGCATCAATGTTGCCTTTGCGGGGGTTGTTCTCAAGGTGTACAAGTTTTTCTAACGGTGTTGCTAGGTGCTCGATGCTTTTGTGTATACCTGACATTTATGTATCTTTCAAGACTGTTGAGAACGGAAGAAGTACATCCACCGTCGCATTTTTTGTTTTTTGAACCATTGATACAAGTTTCGGGGTGTTCACATCAGGACCGAACGCTAGATATGTTCCGTCTGTTGAATCAACTCCCCATTCTTTTGCTAGCAACATTCTTTTAAAAGAGTTTACCCTGCCCATGTGTACCCATATGGAACGATCTTTTGCCTCTGAGCAGAATAATCGTGCTTCATCAGAGAGTTTGAATTGTGTAGTCCCCCCGATAAAGAGGCAACCCATTGTGTTCCATGGAATTGTTGACATATCCGCTCCGTCTTGCAAGACAAACGCTGGCTTGTATCCAAGTGATGCGACCTGTTGCCAGTACTGATGCCACCTTTCAACGGTTTTTATATGGTCTGCTACCACATCTGGAACTGTAGCAAACAAGGATTTTGTTGGGTCTTCAAATCCTTTTAACCAGTTCATCCATATTTTTTCATCCCAACGACTTGCGAAACACCCATTGTCAGCAGCCCAGTGCCACGAATGTGGGGAACTGTTGGTATTGCGTTGACTGAACGGGGTTAACATCAACCCAATGTTGTTGTCATAAAGTTTTTGTTGAAGTTCAGGCTTTGAGGGCAGGCATCCGCTTAGATAAATCATTTGCAATCCATATTAGTAAACCACCAAGCAGAGCCATTTGGGTTTTACCAATAACCTGTCCTTGCCAGTACATGGTTGAACCGAAAGCAATCTGTAAAAAAATGAATGAGTCAATGAATCCGCCAACTATTCCAGATGATACGACAGCGCCAATCAGTGTTTTCTTGCGGAGTTTTGTGTAGACAGCGAAGTCTGCTAGTTCTCCACAGGCAAATGCGATTGCGCTTGCAGTGGCTACTGCTGGATTGACCGCGTACGACAAGAGGACACCAATAGCAATGGCAATGAGTGTGACCTTGCGTCCATATGTTCTTTGTACGAGGTCACGTAGGAATAGTGCTAAGCCAATCATGAGAACACCTGACGGGGCGTTGTAACCAAACCCAACAGGGATTGTGTGTGGACCATCTGGAAAAAATTGTGTTCCCATGTTTGAAATCATCCAGTTGGCAACAGGGATTGTTGCTAGATAAAGAATAATTAGTGTTGCTTTTTTACTCATTGTTGTTCCTTTTTGAGGGTGTGTATGGTTTGTGTTGGTTGAATATTGGGTCATTTATACTCCCGTTTGTACACGCACATTGGCATTCAGTGTGCGGAGTGCGTCTAGTGATGTTCGCACGGTCAGTAATTTTTCTCGTTTAGATTTAACTAACGCTTCACTAATCTTATACGAATAAGCCTCGTCAGAAAGTTTGTAGTCCGCCCATGCTTCTCGTTCTTTAATGCTTCCTTTGGCGGCTAGGTATTCTTTAGCCCAATTACCTTTCATGAGCGCATCTTTTTTAGCGGCGTCAACAGCAAGGGTTTCAAAGGCTTCTGTCTCTTCTTCAAGTATCCCCAAGAGACGCATGATTTCCGATTCAATTTCTACCTGCGATATAGGTTGCGATCTAGCCATTTTTTCCCTCGCTGAGTTCTGTGAAGTCACATTTTTGTAAAGCCAAAATTTGGTCTTTATTCCATTCGTAGGCTGACTGACCTAAATATGTTGCGGTCATCTGTTCAAGAATCCAAGCATCGCATTTGTCGTTTCCATCAGCACCCGAGAAGATTATCCCAGTTTTCGCTGTGATTGCCGACATTACGTCTATTTTCCCTGAGTTACCTTTTCCTGTGGCAAACTTTGCCCTACAGGTCGGCGGGATTATCACGACAGGTATTCCTAGTTCGCGCATTGCTACTTTGATTACTCCACCTAGTTCGCCTATTGAGTGGGCTTGAGAGTATTGGGAAGCATATGAATAGCCTTCAATTGCGACTATTTCTATTCTTTCGTTTTTTGCGATTTCACTAATTATGTTTTTTATTTCAATTAATCTAGACGCACCGCGTTTTTTTGATTTAATACTTCTCGTGACTCCACCCACACTTATGCCCGTGCTGGTTAAAGAAAGGTCTAGACCCATTATGGTTGCCACATTTCAAAGATTACTACACTAATCTATTTTGGTGGTTAACAAAAAATCTGCACCTCAAAAGAAGATTGTCTCAATTGACAAACAAGGAGGCTGGGGTGATGTCTCGTATTATCACAAACTTGAATGTGGTCACATCGAAGTTCGTAAACGAGCGTCTACGGCACCAAAAATTGCTTGCACTTGGTGTGTCTTAGGCGAAGAAAAAGGAAAAGAGTTACGCGCCCTAACATTGGTACAGCCGCCTACTTTGGAAGAGGTTTGGGATTTTTACGACAGCACCATCAATGAAGAAGTTGATATTGCGCAATTGCGTGCTGGTCTTGCTAGTGCGATAGGTTGTCCACAGGACAGTGTTGAGGTCGTCGCAGAGGTTGTGGAAAACAATGTTCTAAAGGTTATGTATGTCAATGTTTTCCTTGATTTGGAAACTGCAAAAAGAATTGCAAAGTACGAAAAGAATATTTGACGATATAAACATTTCGCTTGTAGTCTTGTGGCAAATAATCAAGAACTAGTCACGAGGGGGACACTTGATAAACCCAACAGAGATAGAACAATATTTCGACACGAACCTAGCGGCTTGTCGTGGAGTAGACATTTCGCTTTTTTATCCCGATTCACGGTCGTTAAGATATAGACCAAAAATCAGAGCAACAGAATTTTGCAAGAAGTGCAAAGTTATACAAGGTTGTTTAGATTATGCTCTTCGTTTTGAGCCACTCGGTATTTGGGGCGGTACTAACGAAGTGGAAAGAGAAGTTTTGAGAAGACAAGAAAAAATCAACTTACCTATGGAGCGTTCACAATCAGTCGCTGTTCGTAGGGCTCTACGAAGCGGAAGAATTAAAAAACAAAATGAGCACATGAATAATGGCTAGTGCTTCAATTCCTCAACATGCAGACAAATTTCTCTCTCTTTTAAACGGTGTCCGCCCAACATCTAACGGTTGGGAAGCGCGTTGTCCGTGTCGCAACGACGACAACAACCCATCTCTATCTGTCGCTTTAGGTCAAGACGATAAAGTCCTTGTTACATGCCACAGAGGACAAGGTTGTTCTGTAGTTGAAATTTGTGACGCTGTAAACCTGAAAGTAATAGACCTTTATCCTCCTAGACCTGAAGAAAGAAAACTGTCCCTCGTAGCAACATACGATTACCGTGACGAAAACGGCAAACTGCTGTTTCAGAAGCAACGGTTCGTTGACCAATGGGGGAAGAAAACTTTCCGCCAAAGAAGACCCGACCCCGCCAACAACGGCAAATATCTCTACACATTAGACGACACACCAAAAGTTCTGTATCGCCTTCCTGAAGTAATTGAAGCAAGAAGAACAGGCGATTTGATTTGGCTTGTTGAGGGTGAAAAAGATGCCGACAACATGGTCAAACTTGGTTTTTGTGCAACAACACCACCTAATGGTGCAGGTAAGTGGCTGGACATTCACACTGAAGCATTACAGGGTGCAACTGTTTGGATTATTTCTGATAACGACAGCGTCGGTAGAGAACACGGCAAGAATGTCGCTAAAACCTTGGAGAATAATGGTTGCAACGTTATCTCTTGGGTTCCACCAAGCAACTTTAAAGATGTTTCGGAACTTCTTGGTTCTGGCGGAACACTAGATGATTTAGTTGAATTAAAAGATGCTGAACCCATTGAAGAAGATTTAGAGTACGAAGAAGAAGAAAAGCAAACCGACGCAATCATTGAAGCGACAACACCACTTACTTCGCTTGCCGAGCAGATTTCCAATTTGTTAGTAAGAGAAGATTTAAGTGAAAATGTTCGCTTAGCCAAAGCGTCAATGCTTATCGGTTCCTTTGGTTTTGAGGACAAGATTGACAAAGGACGACTCGTTAACTGGTCAGATCTTGTTTTAGAAGAAGTTGAAGATGGATATGACTGGGTTATCCCAAATGTTCTTGAACGAGGCGAGCGAGTAATAGTGGTCGCGGCGGAAGGCGTTGGTAAAACAATGCTCGCTCGTCAAATTGCTATTTGCAGTGCATATGGTATTCACCCATTCACGATGGCGAGAATGAAACCTATTCGTACTCTAACTATTGACTTAGAAAACCCTGAGAAAATCATCCGTCGTTCATCAGCAAGCATCATTGGAGCATCCAAGCATCTCGGGTATCTCAAAGGCGCACCTGAGTGCCATATTCTCATCAAGCCATCAGGTGTTGATTTGATGAGGGCGTCCGATAAGGCGATAATTGAAGAGGCAGTTGAGACAATACGACCAGACCTGTTGCTCCTCGGTCCCATCTACAAATCATTTGTTGACCCCGGCGGACGAACATCTGAGGCTGTAACCGTGGAAGTCGCAAAGTATTTTGACATGTTGCGTGACTACTACAAGTGTGCTTTATGGCTTGAGCATCACGCTCCTCTTGGCACGAGTTCTAGCACGAGAGATTTGCGACCTTTTGGTTCAGCCGTATGGTCACGCTGGCCGGAATTCGGTCTTTCTTTAACACCCGACCCAACTGCTGTCGGCGAATATGTCTACGATGTGCGACATTTCCGTGGGGCGCGAGATGTGCGTGAATTTCCAACTAAGATGAGAAGAGGAAAAGTTTTCCCATTCGAGGTTCTTGAATTTATGAAGGCGATATAGAAATGGCTGAAAAGGGTTTAACTAGAGAGTTTCTCGCTGAACGCGATTTGCGCATTTTTAAGATGAGGCAGGCTGGCGTGCCTATTTCAGAAATAGCACGACGATTCGGAATCGGTACCTCCAATGTGTCTCATTCTATTCGTAGGCAATTGGGCAAGTTAAACCAAGAGGCGCTTCTTGCCTATCCTGAAGTTTTGCAGATGGAATTAGAGAGGTTGGACGCCCTACAGTCCGCAATCTGGCCGATGACGCAACACCGAAAGCAAAAAATGGATGACGGCACAGAGGTTTCCATAGAACCTGACATTAAGGCTGTTTCTACTGTTTTGTCTATTATTGACAGACGAGCAAAGTTGTTGGGCATGGAACAGACGAATGTCAATGTTCAGATGGATGTTCGTGAAAGTTCGCCGTTGCGTGCAGTTCTTGCTGGTGCACCCGGGGTCGTTCAGGCTGAAAAGTTTGATTCGGAAGCAGAAGGTAAGAAGTTGCTTGCTTTGATGGCTGACGCTGGAATATTGCCCAAGGAAACGATTAACGAGTTATTGAATGATTTTCCCGCGATTGGCGACGGTTCGGATATTCAAGATGCCGACATCGTTGAGGATGTATCTGTGAAAGAGATAGATAATATCTAATTTCAAAAAACGATAGTTTCTTGCAGTCAATCGCCAATCAAGATGGCATCATGGTTGACTATGATTATCGCACTCTTACTCACAATTTCTTCAGTTACCGCCGTACATCTTTTTGTCATGAAATCTGTGGATAGTTTCACTGGTTATGGTGAAAGAAGTTCACGATACGAGTGGGACAGTTTTCAAAACAAGTACAAGTTTTAATCAAAAATCGTCTCGGTAGAAAATTTCAAATCCGCAATGCATGACCGCGGACGCTAAAGTCCCAAAATAAACATCCCTGTCCATGGTTTGGTCAACTGGTTGTGACGGTATTTTGAGCGAGGCTTTTAGGGCAGCGGCGAACTGTATGTCCCTCATTGCTTTTCCACCGTCATAGAGGAGTACATCCTCAAACTGCACTACTCTGCCAACGGTTGCTAGGTACGGCAACGCCACGAAAGTGTGGTCGTCGTTTGTGAGATGAGTGAAAGATATGCATTCTTTCACGGGAACCTTGTTTTCGCCGTAAAGTACGGCTAGGTCTTTTCCGTGTGTTTCCTCAGGGGACATAGAGCAGTATCCCTCAGCCGCGATGGTGTATTCATCAATGCCCCAGCCCTGACGAACGATGCATGATGCTTCTATTATTTTGGTGAGGCGTTCTTCTTTGGGTGTATCAAAGGTGTTTTTTAGTTGAAGAATCGCCACAATTTCATTTTTTCTCCATCCAAATATATTAATGTTTAAATCAGAACCTATTCCGTCTTCTTTAACGAGAGCCGATTTTGCTCCTTTTATGGACTCCACGCATAGCGCCAACTTGTCCATTTCGGTCTCATAGAATCCTGTAAACATGATTTACAAACCCTACCGTATGGTAATCCTCACAAAATGAAGGTTGCATTTGGGTCATAATCTTCATACTAAAGTGTTGACATGACACAAAAACCGAACAAAAAAGCACCTGCAAAGAAGACCCCAGCAAAGAAGGCTTCAGCGAAAAAGGCAACCCCTAAGAAGTCTCCTGCAAAGAAGACTGCACCAAAAGCGAAGACAGTCGCCTCACAGACTGAAGAAACGGTTGCTAATAAAACTGTTCTTCAAGAAGTAAAGCCAAGCACTTTCGTTGATAGCGAACGCTTTATGAAGTCCATTGCAGAGTCGAATATAATTAAGGCAAACGACATTAAGTCTGCTCCTTTGCGTAAAAGAATGCTTGCGTGGTTTAAGATTCGCAAGTAGTATTAGCCTCACATGATGGGGCTACCGAGGGGAATTTATGACCGAAGAAAATAGTGTGCTGCCCGTCAGTACTTTAAGTATTGATAGCAACATTCTCCTTGGTGATGTGAGGAAAACATTAGCCTCGTTGCCTGACAACAGTATTCATTGTGTTGTGACATCTCCACCCTATTGGGGTCTGCGAGATTACGGAACTGCAACTTGGGTCGGCGGGGATGAAAACTGTTCCCACAAGAGAGATAGTAAGTTCAGCGAAAGTTGTACGACAGGGCAGAAACTTCTTGAAGGCGCTATCGGTGACGGCATTTATAAAGTTCAGTGTCCACGGTGTGGCGCAATGCGCAAAGATAGCCAACTTGGTCTAGAGCCAACATTTGATGAATATGTTGAACACATGGTTGAGGTTTTTCGTGAAGTGCGTCGTGTCTTGCGCGATGATGGCACATTGTGGCTAAACCTCGGGGACTCCTACGCTGGCAGTAACGGCAACGGCTGGAAGCAGTCAATCGCATCAACTAATGCTTCCAATGCAGGTGGCGAAAACGAAGACTTCAGGGCGAGAATCGGGCGTGATGACGGTGAACTTAAACCGAAGGATTTAGTTGGAATCCCTTGGCGTGTGGCGTTTGCTTTACAGGCTGATGGGTGGTTCCTGCGTCAAGACATTATTTGGGCTAAACCAAACCCAATGCCTGAATCAGTGCGAGACCGTTGCACCAAGGCACATGAGTACATTTTCTTGTTGTCTAAAAAGGGTCACTATTTCTTTGATTATCTTGCCATTAAGGAACCAGCGAAGTACGCTAACGATGACCGTGGTTCGCGAGCCGATTCCCGCAGGGAGGCAGGTGTTCGTAACACGATGCATGGCTCAACAGGCGAATTCAGGAACAAGAGGTCGGTATGGACAGTCACAACCAAGCCTTTCAAAGGGGCTCACTTCGCAACATTTCCACAGGACTTGATAGAGCCATGTATCTCTGCTGGTACGAGCGAAATGGGTTGTTGTGCTCAATGTGGGTCACCTCTGAAGAGGATTGTCCAAAGGACACGGATAGCACGCAACGAACTTCCTGAGACCGATTCAAGGTATCGCCCGAACAACTACAACGGCGCATTTGGTGAAATCAACGGCAAGGGCGATGCTGGTTATACGCAAACAGAAACCCTTGGATGGGAAAAAGAGTGCAAATGCGAGACGGAAGAGACTGTCCCATGCACTGTTTTGGATGTTTTCTTTGGTGCTGGAACAACGGGTGTAGTAGCACAGCGACTGGGTAGAGACTATTTGGGCTGTGAATTGAATCCCGAATATGCGCAGATTGCCACAGCACGGTTAATTGACGAAAAAGAAAAAAATAGGTTACTTTTGCTCTCGCAGGAAATTCAACCGTCTCTTTTTGAGGTTCATTCTGACGACTGATAAATGTTGTATTATTTACCTACACAGGTATTTCCTTTGACTTGGAGGTCAAAATGTCAGCATCTATTCCAGTTCTTCTTCCACTCACCGTCAACGGTACTGTGGCAACCACTTCTACGGTAGTTGTTCGCGTTCCTGTTGCCGCTCGTGTTCGCGATGTCACTGTCGCAGTTGGAACAGCACCCGTTGGTTCAGCACTTGCAGGAACAGTTCGTAAGGCAACATCATCAGGAACAGTTGTAGCAACTTTCTCAATCGCAGCCGCTGCAACTTCTGCTGTAGCAACAATGTCCACAGTGGATGGCGCAGACGAAATCGCTGAAGGCGACTTGCTTCACCTCGTTGTTTCTGGTGTAGGTTCAAGTACTGCTGGTTCAAACTTGACAGCACTTGTTGAACTTGACGGTTCAGCAGACCAAGACGGTGTTGATGTTCACAGCGTTGCGGTTCTCCGCGGAAACCACCCAGGTTCAGTAGTAGCGTAAGTTGCTAACGGGTGATTAGTTCGCCCGTAAAATTTAAACCCGACAAGTAGTTGTTCCCCCACATTCGTGCAGGTCTGTGGGGGAACAACTATATATGGGCTCAGTTTGGCTGAGTAAAAGTAACGGCGACCCTATCTCCTGCGGTGCCGAGAAGAGATATTGCGTCTTGTTTTGTGTGCGTAGAGCACCATTCACCGATTTCCATGTCGGTTATCAACTCTAAATAGTCACAAAAAAACCGTGCTCGTGAGCACATGTATGGAGGAACCCCACATTTTTCGGGCTCTGTTTCACCAGTTTTCAGTAGTTTTTCTGATGCCCCACACGCAAGGAGTATCGCACCCCAAACATCTATTTCACCTGAATAGGGGTCATAGGTGTCGGAGTTAGAAAAGCCATGTTTCTTAATCCTGTCCATGGCAGAGTCATAAATATCATGCGCTCCAAGTTGTTTCAGGACTGCGAACATTACTTAATTGGACATGCTCCCGTTGCGCAGTCCTCGAGAGTCAAATCAAAACCTGATGCTTGGCTAAGCGCGATGCTTGTGTCAATCTTTGATACAAGCGTGTTGTATTGCTGTTCCGTGATTTGCTCGTATGGAGGAAGCGGGAAGTTATGGTCTGCGTGCAGAAGGAATGATACCGATTTAACACCAGTGTCATAGTTCTTTGACAACCATTCTTTTATTTGTTCAAGTTCTTCCTTGCGGTAATACACAGTTACAGAAACAGCATTGTCTGCCCATTCTGTTTGCATCTTTTTTACCCATTCAAGTTGCTCAACTGCTGTCATGTCTTCGGCAAGAATTGCGGTGTCTGGTGACTTGCAAGGGAACTCAACGACATATCGCAGGTGGTCTTCTCTGCCGTCCAAACCAATATCCCAAGTGACTTTATGTCCTCGTTTACGCAAGCCGTCTACAAGGGCGTCAGACGCTCCAAAACGGACTCTACGGATGTAATACGGTGCGAATGCTGGATGTATGCCCGGCGTGATTCCGGGAAGCAGTGAGAGCGTCCCAGACGGTTGAACTGTTGTCAGTCTGACAGAACGAGGGAATCCTTTTTCTTTAGAATACTTGACATCAAATTCGTCCAAGTGCCTGTATGCGTCATCAAGCCAAGCAACCTGCTCTGCTGATGCTTGCAACACGCCTGAGATACTTTGACCTAGGCGAGCGTTTTTGGAAACAATTGAGTTCGTTTTAGCGTACGGATAAGTGAGACGAGTGATTTGCTTCTGAACCATGTAGAGAAGTTCGGAAAGTTCCTTGAACTGCTCAATGCTCTCGATGTTGGGAAGAAAGATAGTTGAAAGGTTGCAGGATTCTCCGTCACCCAAACCGATTTCAGCACATGGGTTGAATCCCTCAATTGTTTTGTCGGCTCGCTCTTCTTTAAGGCGACCAAACTTGCGTGCCAAGCGTCGGTTAACTAGACCGTACGGCTCGCCACCGCCTGCATAGCCCTTCCAGAGTTCAGGCATGATGTGGTCGTAGTAATCCGCATAGATGCTGTTGTTGCTGTTAGCACGGTAGGCAGGAATGTCTCCTGACGCCCAATTCTTTGCTCGCAAGAACAGAACATCGTCAGGGTCGCCGATTGCTATTTGCGCCGACCTACGCGACGAGCCGGAAACAACAACGCGACCAATAATGTTGCAAATATCCAAAACATCAATAGACCTTAATTTCTTTCCTTCACGATTTTCCATTACTTTGCAAATATCTGCGATTCCGTCAACGAGCGCACCGGGTCCGCTTGCTGTGCCACCAAATGTTTTCAATGGTGCACCAAACTCACGAATAAGAATCGTTGAGTATGAGAAAGATTTTCCTGTGTCAAAGTATGACTTCAAAACACTGTGGAGAAGTCGTCTCCAACCTTGACGCGAATCAGGCACAATGATGTCGGCGTCATTTGAACGCTCGTGAGTGATTTTTACATTTGCGATAACTTTAGGTAGGTCATGAATTTTTGCTCGCTCCACAGAGAAGCCAACACCACCGCCAAGCATGAGGTGGTCAAAAAGGAATTCAAAGTCTTCAACCTTTTCAATGTTTACGAAGTAGCAGTTGTTTAGCGAAGCGGCGTTGAACTGCTTAATCAACGGTGTGCCAAGTTGCCATAGGGCGCGACCTGAAAATGAACCACGAAGATTAAACACATGGTCATACAGTTTTTCTGCTTGTTCTTGAGTTAACGGTGTTCCAATTTCAATTGCGCCGTTGACGCAACGCTGTACTGTTTCTGCCCAAGTTTCGTTTCTGTCTTGTTCTTCTATGCGACGAGAATATGTTCGCAGGTAAACGACCTCACCGAGACCGCTAAACCCCCATGGTGGTGTTTGTGTTTTGTAGCGCTCAACAAATTCTTGAGTAATTACAGCGGTCATTTTGCCTCTTTCTGAACAGTGTCAATTTAGATAGAGAACCATCTTACAACACAAACGATTTTCAGTAAAACGCTAGTTGCTTGTGAGGTTGTGCTTTCGCGCTTCTTCTAAAGATATTGTTTGACCAACAGAGAATTTTTTCACTTTTGTAAAAGCACCGGGAGATATTTCTTCTATTTCAAAAACATCTTCTTCAACACGAAATGTTTGCTTGTTATCTAAAGAACTAAATAGACCTAAACCAAATATTGACACTGGTGGTTTATGTTCATCAGGTACACAATTACCACTTGGGTCTCCGCAAACAATACAAGGCTCGGAGGAAGCCCTCAAAAATTCAATGTCACCATATATGTATTCGGGCATGACTAATTGTAGCCGTTGTCAAACCCCTCAGGGACATAAAAAAAGAGCGCCTTTCGGCGCTCTTTTCTTTCTATGCGAGGGGGCATAGAGACTTTGACCCTTTATTTTTTGGGTGCGAACTTGTTTTCCGCTTTAAGGACTTTCATTTCTTCCTCAAATACTGCGTCAAACTCTTCTTTGTAACGGTTCTGAAGGACGAATGATGCGCGTCGCTTTGCTTCTAATTTACGCTTTGACTCAATCTTGCGAAGTTCTGCTCGCCTGTTTCGCTCATCTTCAGGGAGACGCTTGCGACCACGGGTAACACCGAGTTGCTTTTTTACCTTTTCATATGTTGTTGCCATTTTGGCTCCTATTTTTGTCTAATTAGCATTATTGCTGAAACTGAATAATACAGGTGGTTTAATAATAAAGCAACCCAAATAAACATTTTCCCTTAAAAGCCCTGTTTTAGGGGTTCCGAGGTGGGGGTTGCAAAACCATGTGGGTAGGGCTAAACTTACGGTATGAATAATATACCTAGAAACACTCAACAACTATCCCAAACCCTAATTCTATTACCTACCGTTAGAAACCTTGAAGAGGCACTTAACGAATGTCTTGAATATGATGCGGTTATCACAGCGGGTCCACAGGCTGACGAGGTCAGCGACTTTGGTCACCCGATGCATAAAGTCGTGGACTTTAGAGATACCTCAATGTTGACATCAGGCGGTCCGACATATGAAAATGTGTGCGAATTGATGGAATTTGGAATTGGTGTTCCAAAACTACTAGTCCACTGTCATGCGGGAATTTCCCGTTCAACAGCAACAGCATGGGGTGTAGCAATAGGAAACGGGGTTGACCCGTTGGAAGCATTCCTTCAACTAAAACAGAACCACCCCAATGAGCGAGGTTTTTCAGGTTTCCGTCACGGCGTTCAACGCACATTTGCACCCAACAGACTCATTGTCTCGCACCTTGAAAAATACTTCAACCTAGAAGGTGTACTCGTCCCTATCCGTGACAAGTACGCATCGCGAGGTTGGTAATCATGAAAGTTTTTTGGAACGACGACTACACAAGCATTGACTACGATTTTGATACATCACGAAAGTCAAACCATATTATTGACTTTCTTCAAGAGGATGCATCACTCCCAAGTCAACTGAAACAACTGAAAGATATTCCGAATGTTGTTGTATCTGACCCATACGCAAAGACGGATATTTCTGTTTCGGAAAATTTGATTAATGAATGGTTGAGCGCAAAATTCGTTAGAGCACTCAAAACAAACGATAATCGTTTACTCTCCGAAAGTCAGGGTTTTAGGTGGTGTCCGAATACATACACCTTTGCACGAGCACATACCCATGGTTTGATTGCGTCAATTGACGAGGTCATTGACAGTGGCGGAAGGAGCGGAAGTTTGTCTTCAGGTCTTCATCACGCATCAATGACTTCGGGTTCAGGTTTCTGCACCATCAATGGAATTGCACTAGCATCTATCTACGCATACGAAAAAGGTCTAGAACCAATCGTTTTGGACTTTGACGCACATTGCGGAGGCGGAACAATGAATTTTCTTGAGCAGTTCAATAGTTTGTTAGAAAAAACAGATAAACCGATTCATCAGATTGATGTGTCAACAAATCATTTTGATTGTTACGAAAGTGAACGAGATTGGTCTTACCTCAAAGTACGAGTACGGGATGAAAACTATCTTGATTGCATCAAGGAGGCACTTGAGGTCGCACGACCATTAGTGACAGAAAAAACACTCTTTATCTACAACGCAGGAATTGACCCAGTTGGTTCCTATGAAATTGACGAAGATGTCATCTCAGAACGAGAGGTAATTGTTTCAGAGTTCATCGGTTCAAGCAACGCAATATTCGCACTAGCAGGTGGATACTCGGGCGCAAACACAACACGAGACGATGTTGCAAAAACACATCTTCACAACATCTATGGGTGGGCGGCATGGAATCAGATGTAACTCATGGCTTATACGCCACATATACGAACATGAAGTGTAGGTGCGTTGAATGCAAGCAAGCGGCTGCCGAATACATGCGTGGGTATAGAAAAACATCCACGGGTAAATCTCATGCTCGCCTTCATCAGATTGTCGCTAATAAACGTTCTCAAATAGCAGTTCAATGGATTAAAGAACAACACCCTGAGCGTTGGGCTAATATATGCCAAGAGGCTTTGCAGAGCCTAGAGAACAGCGAAAAAGGAGACAAATAAAATGAGTTCAGAGAAAGATTATATTTCTGAAGTGTTTGAAGACTTCAATCAAGAAATTGATAAGAAGATTGGTCGCCTTGAGCAAGAGATTAAGGTTCTTCACGAATTGGTAAAGAAACTTGAATCCGAGACAAAGGTGATTAATGTCTCCAATCTTCAGATTAAGGGTTCACTCGGTGACACCATGAAGACGGTCGGAGATATGGCTAAAAACTTAGGCAAATTAGGATAGAAACTTCGGGCTATCAAATGATTGAAAAAACACACCTAGCAGAACAAGAATTCAATCATCTAGTTAATGAAGAACTAGAAAAACTGCGGACAGAGGTCACGAACCTCAAGATGCAAATTGAACACCTCAGAAGTGATTTACGGTATTACGAACTTCAAGCAACGAAGTGTTACTAAGCCGTTTTATTGGCTTTAAATTCTGCCCAAGTTTTGTCTCCGACGCCGTAATACTCACGAGCGTTACCTGACTGAATCATGTCTGTATTTAGACAGGCTGTAGACGGGTCGTCAATTTTGTCGGAACTGAAAATCCTCGCAAGGATACGACCATACTTATCGTTCTTGTCTGGAATAGTGTTAACGAAAACCCACTTATGGTTGGTAAGCCAATCTTCGGTGAACTTTTTAGCCTTTAGACCTAGTTCTTTTTCTGCCAAGTCTTTCGTGCGTGACTCTGGCGTGTTTACACCATAAAGACGAACACGCATTTTGCTATGGATATTGAAACCCAAGTCAACCATTAGTTCAATCGTGTCCCCGTCAATGACTTTATTGACGGTAGCGCCATACCAAAAGCGTTCCATTAGTTCTTATCCTTAGAGTTTTTGTAGCGTTCAAGCATTCGTTTGCCCTTTTCCGCAAGTTCTTTGGCATCTTCAGCGTTCTGTGGAACTGGCTCACCCCAAGCGGCTGCCGATAAAGCGAGCCGTGTTGGTTCACCTTTTTCATCCTTCATAGGACCAGAAGGGTTAGTGAAGAACCGTGTAAGAAAAGAACCTTTCCTGCGCATCTTTTCTGGTGTATCTGCGCGACCTTTGACACCCGGCTTCAAGTTAGAACCTTCAGTTCTATTAAAGAACTCACGACCAGCGGCTGTTAATCCACCCTTTGGGTCTTTTAATGGTTTTGCTGACTTCTCTTCAAGTACTGGACCGCCACCGACCCATGCATCACATGTTCGTGCGCTTGCACATTTGAAATCAAATGCTTCGCAGTAACCTAAATCGCCAGCCTTAATCGCTTCCCAAGCGCTATCGCCCTCTTCGTTTCCTAGACCTGCTTCAATACAGTTGAGCATGCGTGGTGTTTTAATAAAGACTGCACAGTTTCCACACAGTTGCTTCTTTGCCTCAGCAACAGTTACATCCCATCTCTCTGTTTTTTTATTCCAGAAAGCATCATTCTTTTCAGCAGGATTAAGCGGACCATAACCAGCATCATCTATCGCCTTTTGGCGGTTCTTGATATTCAACTTGATATCAGATGTTGCGGGAGGACACTTCTCCTCAGCCTTAACACGCACAGACACTTGTTGATTGAGGATTAGTTCGGTGAATTTCATATATAACAGTATCCCATAAATACAAAAACCCCGCCTCAACCTTTCGGAAGAAGCGGGGTTTCTGTTAATTACTTAGTGATTACGACGCTGGAGCGTTGTCGAACGAAACCTTCACGAAGGATTCTGGACGCTTGACTGCGAGAGCCAAACGCTGTTCAGCAAGAATCACGATTGCGTTACGCACGAAGAAGTCTGCATGCTGTTCGCTGATGCGGATGCTTGGTGACTCACGGTCGTAGATTTGTGCTCCTGTACCGAATGCTCCGATGAGTGCTGTTCCTTCAGCAATTGCTGGAGTATCAACAACAGGGATTCGCCACAACTTCTGCTCGCCACCCATTGCGACTGAAACTGCTACGACGTAAGCGCCGTTGCCGTCCTTGGAAAGTTCAATGTCTTCCCAGTCGTTAGGGTTAAGAACGACACCCGATGGCTCGTAGTAAGCCAAGAAGGAAAGGGTAGCCGCACGACGAAGTGCGTCAGCCTTGGTGTCCGACATACCAGCAGTTGCTGAGTACACACCCGACGACCAGTTGTAGGTCTGAACGCCCGGAGTATTCAAGATACCCGTGAGGTTTTCGCCTGTTCCTGAGCCATTGAGGATCTGTGCATCTTCCTGCAAACGGAGACCGTACATCAACTCGTTGTCGATGATTGAGCGCAGTTGTGGCTCATCAGCAAGAACATTGCGGTGTGCGGCTTCCCAGTGAGCCAAGGTGCGAACAGGAGCCTGCTCACCAACGAAGGTGAAAGACGACTGTGGCTTTGCTCCGAAGGCTGAACCTGAACGCTCGGCAACTGGTGCCGCGTTGTTGGTGAAGCCTGTCATGCGGAAGTATTCAATGATTGCAGCAGTTGTGGTGCGACTTGGGAACAAGTCACGAACACGCTTGGTGCGCATTGGAGGAACAACAATCGCATCACGCTGAATGGTTCCAAACGAGCCTGGGGTACCAGTTGGGAGTGCTGAGTACAAGTCTTTTACATTGTAATCACTCTTGTATGGTGCTGGCATGTTTGCGGAACCGCTAGCAAGAAGTGACTTGAATTCGGCTGAAGCAAGGAATGCCTCACCGATTGACTTCTTGGCTGTTGATGCGAACTGCATTGCTTGCTGAAGTTCAGAAGTTGCATAAGCCGAAGCCTGTGCTACAGATGACTGTGGCTCTGATGCCCACTGGTCAGCATCACGCATTGACTCAAGGCTCTCAACGAGGGACTTGATTTCGCGGATGTCTGCCATGTTCTTATCAAAGGCAGTCTTTTGTTCTGCTGATACGACTACGGTGCCGTCTTCAATTTTGAAGTTGTCGGCGATGGTTTTGTTTTCTGCCATCTTGGTGCGGAGTGCACCTTGAAGTTCAGTTAAACGGCTGTTATCAAATGACATGATTTTCACTCCTAGTGAATTGGATTTTGGTTGGTGTTTACTTAGTTGAATATTTAAGACTTCGGTAAGCACCTAGTCCAGTTACTATTACTGTAATACGAGAATAACATCAAAGTAGTATTTAAAATGCAACCCCCCTTATTTTTGGGGAATTATTTTGCGCGATATCTCTTTACGACTTCTGGACAGCAACCACTTGAATACTTTACGCCGTATTCGCCTTCAGTGAAACCCGCAAACTTCTTACTTGTTTTGCGGTTTCTCCAAGGATGTTCCAAGGGTAGTAAGTCATTATCCTCTGAATATTTTACATCTTTTGGCTTTTCGGAGTTAAGCAAAGAAAGGAATTTTGACACACGTTTGTCTGCTTCCTTTCTGCCGTCGTCCAATAAACCGCGAACATAAACAATCTTGAGGTCGCGAAGATTGGTTTTTGCCTTTGATGTTGATTTGGCGTTGTGTTGACGGACACGAACAGCGAGGTTGTTGATGTCGTCACTAGTAAGGGTGGGAGGCTTCTTTTTTGCCTTTGGGACACCTTTAAAAGAAATCAAACCGTTGTCAAATGAAGATTTCTTTCTATTTGCAGAACCTTGACGGCGTGGATTGTTCACAGGGCTGTTATCCCCACGGATGCCTGAAAGGCGGTTGAAGTCAGACACATTGGTACATGGCAACCAAACGGTTTTACCGTCACCTGCCGTATATCTACGAATTCCTATACAGCCAAGATTTCGTGCACGGATACGGGCAGACTCAGGATTACTAAATACATCAGGGTCGGTCGAACGGCTAACAAAGTTGACGAAACCCTTCTCTTCTAAGGATTTTTCTGAATCAATATCATCAGTGCTTTCTGTCTCGGTATCGCCCGTTCCAACAAATTCCCAGTTACCAAATTTCATCAAAGCAGGAATATTATCCACTCGTTGACGCTTGCCACCATCAACGGTCATCATTCCATGTAGGTCGCCTTCTTCAGGCATGCGATTAGGGGCAAACAGTTTGCGGTTGCCGGAAGTGGCAAGCAAGACATAGCCATCATCCTTGGACTCAGCCTTAGACGCAAGTTCTGGTGGTTCTTTGTATATCTCTACTGAATCGTGAATCACAACAGGGATTCCCATCTCTTTTAACCTAGTTTTTATTTCTTCAGATATAAGACTATCGTCCTTTAAGGCAATATAGGAGATGTCATTGACGGAAACTCCGCCCATGATTTGTGCTTCAACATAAGTTTGTTCTTTAAACTTTTTGCCCAAATCCCCATCGGCAGAAAAGCCACTCCCGTTAATCATTCCCAACCCCATGCCAGGGTCGTTTATTGGTGAGACACCATGATGCCCGACGCCTAGGCTATCTCCAGCAGTAAAAGTCGAACGCTCTTCAATTGAATGTTTCAGAACAACACCAACCCCACCATATGTATCTGTGTATTCTTTATCCAAGCCACCAACACCATCAGGCATGAACATCGCATAAATTGGTCTATTTTTCCCTTCAAATCCACCAGCGGGCAGACCCATCAAGTTTTGCTCTCCCCTAAGCCTCGCTTTGAGGTAAAAACGCTTGCGATTGTCTGCCTGCCATTTGTCGTATGAAGCAATTTCATCAAATTGGTCATTAAAAAAATTGCGTTTAGCCTGAAAAAAGTTTTTCATTTTACCGTCCGCAAGCATTTGGGTAAAAACATCGCTGTGCATCTGAACAACAACACGCTTGTTAGGGTTGGCAACAGCCTGTTTTGCGGCTTTTTCGGCGAGAGCAAACTGGTCAACATATTCATAGTCGTCCCCCAGCCAACCATTGCCAACCCGTCCGGCAAAAATTGACAAACCAACCATGTAACGACCTCTTATGAAGTCTTGTACTGGTGAGATTTCCATTTTTCCACCGTCTAAATTTTTGATAAAAGTTTTAAAATCTAAATCAAATTTTTTACCTTTGCCAGCATCGTAAGCCTTTTTTCTGGCTTCTTCCAATTTTTCTAATACGCGTTTAGATACTTGACTGTCTAAATCGTTTATACGATCGTAGAAACCACCCCTAACGCCATCAACATCATTGTCAAAGCCCTCAATTAAATATTTTCGATTCTCTTCCCACAAGCCTTCAGGAATAACCTTCATATCTTCAACAGAAAATGTTCCAGCCCAACCATATTTTTTTTTCCATTCAGCGCGAACCGTTTTACCTTTTTTTGCGCGACTAATCATTTCCTTGGCTACATCATCTGCCAATTTTTTGAAATCGTCTAGCCATTCCTTTGGCTGATGCTCAATCATCAAAGGTGCCCAAGGACGACCAGCCTTACGGGCTTCCATTAAATCATCGGTAGGTTTAACTAGGTCTGAAACCCTGCCAGCCCTTTTTACGGCATCAACAACAGTACTTGCAACGACAGGAACATTGTCTTTCCCATCACGACCTTGACGAAACCCGTCACCGTCACCATCAAACTCAGACCCTTCAAAAAACTCACCAATGTCCCCAATCCTGGGACCTAAAGACTTGCCCGAAAAGGAACCAGTCACAATCCCACCACCCGTCAGGGTTGCGATACCAGTAATAGGCTTTTCGTTGAGGTTCTCCCAACCGTTCTTAGGTTTCTTGGGTTCACAAACGGCATAGTATTTCTTGCCAGCAAGTATCACCGTTCGTACACCACTACATCCTCGTGCACGCGAAATCGCTAAAGCGTCAGCACGATTTTCGTAATACGCATTAGATTTTGTTTCTAAGCGCTTAGTCCGTTGAACAATTGTTGGTTGAGGTTTCTTCTTGCGTGAAGCACGGACTTTGAGATATTCCTCTTCACCCTTTTTGATTGCTACATATTCCTCGGGCGAGCCACAGGGCATCCATCCGTCGCCTTGCTCGTGGGCTCCTTGACATCCAAGCATGCGTGCGACACGAAGAGCCTGTTCTCGTGTTGTTGCATTAGTTGGCTTTTCGGTCATCAGGTTTCTTTAATTTTTGTTATCTTCGGCTTCAGGGAAATACGGCATAGACATTGAGAATTCCTCAAATAGTTCGTCTATTTGGCTTTCGTTCTCTTTATCCATAAGGTACAAAACCATGGACTCAAGGTCGCCGTCTTCGCCGTTTTCGTTAGCAAAACCATAGGCGACAGTAAGTATGCGTGAGCGTTTTTCTTGGTTTTTTACTGTTTCAAAAAGTTGGTTTTTAATAGCCTCTTTTTGCTCCGTTGTTAATTTCATTATGCGTTTCTCCTTCTAGGTGCTCGTGGTGCCCCACCAGCAGGTACGCCAATTTTTTGCGCAGAGAAAGAAAGTGTTCCTCCGCCTGATGGAAGGTTTGAAACAAACCATTGTTTAACAAACTCTCCGCGAGGCTTATTGCCTGACGGGTCATCAAAAGCAAATATTATTTCTTGATGCGAAAAAGTTTTTCCTTGACGAGCCTGACTAAGTATTGACCTTATTCTCATGTATTCCGCTTCACTACTGATGAGACCACCAGCACCAAACTTCTCAAAAAACTTTAATTCTTGTTCAAGTTTAGACAGATTACCACGACCGAGAGGGCTCGGGTTTATGAATCCAACTCGCGCCCAAACGTATGTGCCGTCATCTACCGCGCCGACCTTTGCGGAACTTATGCCCATTTTCTTTAGATAAAGGAAAGCGTGTTGATTGTAGATGGTTTGAATATCAGCACCTCTGTCTAATTTACTGCCGATAAACATTGTGTTCTGTTTGACATAGGTTGAATTCACTGACCTACTAGAAGAACCAACACTACGTAGCACATTTCCATCTTTGTCAATTTCATTAAACCTGACAGTTACTTGGAAAGAACGACCAGACCCAGTCACCGAGGCTACGGCGTTGTAGAGTTTACCGTTTGCTCCTTCAATCCTTGAATGACCGTATGCTTCTGTAAGGTAAGCAATTTTCTCTGCGGTAGGAAGCGCATCAAATTTTGCTTTAGTCATGTCAATGTATTTGGCGGTGTTGTTGGGGTCACGCTTCTGTAGATACTTGGCAAGTTTTCCTTGCCTTCTTTTAATAGCATCAGCAATCTGTGATTTAATTGTTTTGATTACATCTTCATCAAGAGGCTTTACGACATTTGAAGCATCTGGGTTGAAAACCAACCCTTGCTCTTGTCTCTGTATAGCCTTACGAATTTCTGGTTCAATTTTGCTAAGAAGGCTCAAGCCCTGTTCATATCTTCCGATAGTTCCTTGATTCTTGGCAATTTTTTCCATTATTGATGCACGGAATCTTTCTTTTTCAAGATCGTTTGCACCACGAGGATTCGCAAGTAAATTCCAGTTTTCGCGCTGTTTTTCTCTTAGTTCAACAAGTCTTGCTTCTATTTGTTGTTTGGTGCGTAAGTTTCCATTCGCACCTATTCTTTCCAAGAATTGTCCCTGTATTGCTAACAGCCTATTTTGTACATCACCGTACTGTTGTGGGTTCTGTGCGTACCTTTCAACTTCTGCGAGTAGCGCATAGTTGAAATCTCTGACAGCAGCCTGTCTTCCTTCGTTTTCGTTAAATATATAAGCATCAGCATGCAAGTTGAATTGTGCTCCATTTTCAGGACTCACAATCTCGGTGAGCATGCGCTCTACCAATGCTTCGTTTTCAGGTGAGAATTTCGCTACCTCGGCTACTTGTGGTTCAAATTTGAGTGCTTTAGGTGCATCTGTTGTTTTTGGTTTAGCAGGAACATCAGGTTTTACATCTGGTGCAACTTCAGGCTTGTCCGCAGAACGTGGTGTGTTGTGTTTTACAACCTCACCCCATGCTTCAATGACTGATTCAATTTCTTCCTTCAGTTCGCGTACATTTATTTCTCTATCAGCACCACGAACAACATCAAGAGGACTTACATCGCCTCTAACTTGTCCTAACTGAATTCGCTGAAGACGAGCATTAAGCGCGATTATGTTTGCTTCAGCGATACGCAAAGCAGTACGTTTTTTCGCTTCAGCGTCTCGGTCGTTGGCACCAGTGAAGTTTTTTGGGTCATTTAGAATTTCCAAGCGCTTTCCCAAAACATCTCTGTTCATACGCTCAACAAAAGTGTCGTCTCTTAATACATCGTTAAGGTTAATGACGCGTTTTTTGACCATTTTAGGTTTTGGAGTTTTTGGCTTTTCAATAGCCTGTTGAGCCGCTTCTGCCCGTACTTCTTCAGAACGAGCCGCGTTGTCACTGTCTCCTCGTGCTGGTTTAGGGCGTCGTGGTTTAACAACTTTGGGCTCAACAACATCGCGTGCAGGC